TTTCTATGACAGACCTAATTTCCATGATCACTTATCGTTATGATGAAAAATATGAAGTAAATATAATACAACAAAAAGCAACAATGTTTTATACACACTTAAGAAAGTTAGATAATGAAAAGAAAAAACAATGGAGAGAAAGAAACGAAATGATGGGCGAAGATGGACTTCGAAATAACCGTATTACCAGAGAAATGGACATTGGAGACGCACTTTACACAATGTTTCAATAAATTACTACTCAAAACATAATGTATAGAATGAAAAAGACTATGTTCTTTTTCATGGTTCAAACAATATAAATGATAGCACACAATAACTATATTATATGTATTTACTACTTTTGTTTGGTTTCATTGTCAATGTTTTCGGAAATAAATGTTCGTTAAAAAAACATTCTCAATTTTACTTGCAAAACAAATTTGAGCCTATAATGGAAGAAAAAACACTTAAAATAACTAACAACAAAGAATTATTTCAAAAGTTGGATGGTTCTTTTTTTGCGCAAATTGGATCGAATCCAAAATATATTGAGAACCAAGATTATCATTGGTTTGATGGAGATGGTATGATTCATGCCATTTTAATAAATAAAACTTTTGCAACATATCAAAACAAGTGGGTACAAACAAAACGACTCCAAACAGAAAATAAATGGAAAAGAAAAATGTATGCTTATTTCGGTGAACTACGTGGTATAAATGGTATTTTTCAGGCAATTAAATACAGTTTATTTGAAAAAATAGGTATTACTTCTAAAGATAAAGGCACTGCAAATACCGCGATGTTATATTGGAATAAAAAACTATATGCCCTACAGGAAGGTGATAAACCATATGAAATGGCAATTAATTATACAGATTTCAATTTGTCTACAAAAGGAAGATTAAATAAATATGACAATATATTTAGTACTAGTGCTCATCCGATCATTGATAATAATCGTGATTTATTATACTTATATGGTTACAATAATTATGATTTTTCAGAAGGAAAATTTATTTTCAATGTTTTCAATAAAGAAATGGAATTATTAAACCAGCGTAATATTTCTTTACTGAATAATGGTATGATACACGAAGCATGTTTTACTGGAAATAAAATGATCATTCCAGATTTACCATTAAAATACGATACATCAAAAATGATTGAAGGAGAACTACCACTCTATTTTGATAAAAACAATGGAACCACACGATTTGGTTTATTTGATGTTACCAACCAAAATTCTCCGATTGATTGGTATTATTTCAAAGAAAATTTTTTTATTTTTCACTTTATAAAATCATTTGAAAAAGGTGATTTCATAATAATATATGCATGTGTTATGGAAACAGCTTATTTAAGCGATTTTATCGAATTGGATGTAGAAAAAAACCCTTCCAAAAGTATTCGCGGTAAAATACGTTTAAAGGAATTAATCATTGATACAAAAAAAAATATTACATACATAAATGAAAATGCTATTTTGCAAGAAACGACCCTAGGATTTGATTATAATCTTGATTTTCCAGTAAAATCAAAAATGAATCCAAATGACATATACTTATCAATATTCAATGCAACTTCTGGATACATTGTAGGCTATGTGAAATTCAATATAAACAACTTTCTTTATAGTATACCGGATATGTATTTATTTGAAAATTCACATTATGGGAATTCCGAACCACAGGTAGTAATAATTGATAATAAAGAATATTTACTTACTTTTACTAATGACGATCATCAATCATACTTATCATTAATCCATATTGCAAATAAAACAATCGAAAATCTAGTCATAGAAGAAAGAATTCCACCTGGATTTCATAGTATTTATATTTCAGATTAGTATTTAGAATATATATCATGTATTATTTACTATAACAAAATTATTTATTTGGATACACTCCATATACTTGACACATTAATGTCCCTTCATCTGGTTGAACACGAACTTTACAAAAACCATTGTCACCCCATTGTTTTCCCCATGAATTTTGTATGATCCAATACATTCCTTTATCATCATAATCATAACCAACCAATAAAACGGCGTGATTAAGTTCTTTTGATACATTTTTTGCAACATCTATAACACCGCTTTTATAAAAACGAAAAAATAAGTTATCTGCGTCGATTGCAATTGCAATGGGATTTTTCTTCACACATACCTTCAAATCAATGATCGATTTTGGAATGGTCCACAAATATTCTTTTAAATGTGAACCATTTGCTTTGCTAACATTTAATTTTGTACAGTTTTGATCCAAAGCCATATATTTATAATCATCATTGTGGTATAACCCCCTATTTTCAATGACATAATCATATGCTAAGTGCATTAAACCACCATTACAACCATAATTTTGTGCAGAACAATCAACTAATTCTTGTTCGGACAATCGTTCAACACTATAATTTTGTAATCGCATAAATGTTTCCAACGCACCCGTGCTAGAAAATGCCCAACATGAACCACATGAACCTTGATCTTTCACTTCACTCAAAAGATTACTACGATTCCAATGAAAACCTTCTTCTACTGGTTTTAATTCTTCTAAATACGGAAGCGGTTCTTTTAAAATTTTTAAAAATGATCTCTTAGAAATACTCTCTGGATCAATAGGATTGACCATCAGATCATATTTATTATCACTTTCAAAATCGATTATATCTGCATATTGATTGATGTCCAAAGACAGTGTATTGTTTTGAGAAGATAAATATTCATTTGCTTCATTAATTTGTTTGTAATTTTTTTCAAATATTTTATACGAATCAATATTTTTGTCTACAAATTCCTGGTAATTTGTCTTTTTACTTGATTGAAAAACCGGTGTTTTATATTTTTGATAAAATTCATAATATTGTTTTGCGAATTCATAGTGTTTCATATTTAACCTAGAAGGTCTTGCAAAACGAGAACCTTTATGAAAAAAAGAAACACAATAAGTAGTAGAAAGTAAAAATAGAACTATAAAAGATATCATTTTATAGTTCTAAATTAAGTATAACATATGTCATTATTTTATTACAAAAAAATTGTGTCTAAAATTTCCTTGTTTTTCTTGGAATCGTCATAACCCGCATGAAAAAGTTCAGTTACGTTGTTTGTTGTAAGATCACTTTTAAAAAACTCTTGTAACGAAAAATTGCTTTTGGAAGTTAATGAAGAATTCCATATATTTGGATTAATAATTAGATCCGGACCAATATATTTCAAATAAGGATAGGAAAAGAATCCGCCATCAAAACAAATACGTTTTTTATAAATATGAATCAAACCACCCGTAATGAGAGGTATATGTGAACTTGCTATACAACCATTCAATACATCTTCTAAAGAATCAAATGAGTCATATATCTTTAATTTTAGTCGTAACGGTAATTTTACAATGGTAATTCCAAAATGTAATTTACAAAGATCAAAATCACATTCATTATAATTTTCTAATATATGTTGTTTCATATTTTTTTCAATTTGTAATACATTTGTTACGTTATAAATATGTGGACTTAATATTCCTTCTATAAATTCTGTATCATTTCCTTTAAACGAAAGAAAAAGCGAGTTCCAGGAACCTGCAGATGCACCTGAAAAAACATAATCACTAATATTATAATTCTCTTTTATAAATGTGCTGACACCAAATAAATAAAATCCATGTAAACCGGCTGGTGTAGATATTATTAATCTTTCTTTTTGACATGGATCATATTTAGAAGGAACATTTTTTTTCATATTACGATATAGTGAAAGGAAACGACCCGGAAATAAAAGGGTATGTGTGTTACAAATTTGTATAAAAAGTAGTAAAAAAAAGAAAAAGGACATGGTTGTAATATACCAATATTTTATTTAAACACGTTATTTTCTAAAAACATAGTATACAGATGTTTTTAGATCTCTGCCCCCCTGCTTTAACTCATTTGGTTTTTGGAATTATTACTTTAATTACTGGATATGCTACATTTAGTCCTTTACATTTTGTATCACTTTTTATATGGATATTTATTGCAACCTATATATTAAATTGGATATGTGATAAAGGTTATAAATGGTTATCCTGGTTATTGGTTTTCTTACCCTATTTGATTGTATTTGTTTTATTTTTCTTTTTAATTAAAAAAGACGAAAAAAACCACAAACACAAAAAGGTGATACAATATACTAAATAAATAATAAAGTTTTAATTATCTGGACATTCTTCGATAATGTTTACGTAAATCATAGCGAATACTCCATGATCCATAACTACGACAAGATTCACAGCAAAAGCTATATGTCCTATTTGCAATTGTTTCTACCTTTACAAGTGGACCAGTTATATCAAATTCAAGTTCACACATATCATTGTCACATATATAAGTATTCATTAGATACAACAATTCTTCATGTACCTCGCCTAAAAGCTGCGTATGTAAAGAACGATGGGTATTTTCCATATTATTATTAATATTATATTTTTCTAATAATAATATCATTGTATAAAGTCTTCAATTTTATATCTTTAAACAGTACTTATTCGTATTTTACGTTTACAAACATGTTCATCTTCAAACAAATACATTTTAAAGGAAAGTTTCTCAAAAACATCATAATTATCCTTTGTTTTAAATGATTGGATTGTATTTTGCTTTTGAATATAAACCAAATAACTATATTCATCTTCTTTCTCTTGTTTTTGAATAATAATTCCTGAATGCGTTTCTTTTTGTATATCATGATTTTGATAAAACGTATATAAAAGATTGCATTCGTTTTGAACTTTTTGAATTGATTTCATCGATGTATTCAAAAACGTTATTTCTTTCGACCATTTTTCTAAAAATTCGCTTGCTTGATCACTTACATCATGAGTTAAAACATATTTATAGAAGCATATTTGATTCAATACATCTACCAATCTACGTATAGGACTGGTAATATGAACATAATGATCTTGATTCATAATCTCATGTTTAATCTGGTCTTCTTCAAACATACTATATTTACAACTAACATTGTTCCAATGACTAAGCATTTGTTTTGTTTTTTGATCATAATCTTTGTTTTGCATTTCATTTAACAGATCTTTGTTCTTAAAAGAGGAATGTCGAAAAAAGCCTGTTTTATGTTTGGCCAAATATTTTGCACAAAAAACATTCATTTGTATCATCCAAAAGGAAACGACGTCGTGACTATCGTGTGTATTTGCATCCATTTTCATAGTGAGTTCTTCCAATTTCTTATAGTGTTTATTGGCAAGAAGTTTCTGTTCATCATATACAAAATTTTTACGAACTTTTATAAGTGAAGTATAAAAACGTAAACTATCCTCTACAATGGCGCCATCTTTGTTTACAATTACTTCCATCGTAAATGCAAGGCGTTCCTTCTTTTCCAATAAACTGAACCAATCTTCCGAAAAAAGGCTTGGTAACATGGTACGTTTTTTATCTGGAAAATACACTGTTGATACGCGTTCTGATAACAAATCCCAAATTTGCAATTGTTCTAACCATAAAAAAACATTCGAAATATAAACGCAAACGCGAAATTGGTCTGGATTTTCTTCAAGTTGTTGACAACTAAATGCGTCATCTAAATCAGTGCTTCCTTCTGGATCAATACTAAAAACATAGCATTGTGATGTTTTGTCTACTATTTTATTATTATGATTTTTCACTATTTTTTCCATTTGTTTGTCCATAGGAGTTGTTTTAAGATCTTGCTTCAAGTGTTTATTCAAATGGGTCAATGAAAAATGAATGGATTTTGCGTGTAAAGTATATTCGTAATAAACGTTCAAATCGCTAACATCACCTATCGTCTCTCTTAAAATACCGTTAGGATGTTTATTAGACCAATCTTTATAGGAAAAAATGACATATTTATTGACAACTGCTTTAGAAAAACCGACTTTTGCGTCATAAGGAACAAGTAACTCTGGATAATTGTGTTCATGACAAACACATTTGTATAAAAGTCGCCCATTTGAACTTCGGCCATAAGTTTGTCCAGAGGATAAAAGTAAAACCCCCGCAAAAATACGATTTTTGTCGATTTCTCTGTTTACAATATTTATGGAATTATCTTTTTGCAATTGAAAAACGTCATTATGATACATTTTATAATGTGATGGATGAAATTCAGAAGAAAAGGGACTTTCTATTATTTGGTTGTTTTCATCAAAAAACGACCAATCGCTATATTTACGGTCATATATATGGATTTTATAGTTCATTTTACATGATAATTACTTAAAATACATTTATATTGTTTTTGAGAATATATTATATAGAATGTTGTATCAATTATTCAATTTATTATTTTCGGGATACAATATGTTTATTACAGTGGGAAATACAGAGAATAACAGAGCAATTCTTCCCGATAAATATTATATACCAAATAAAAAAAAGGCTTCAAAAAGGGTTTCTTGGAATGAACGTGTTTTTGTATATCAAGCTCATAGTAAAAAAGAATATGAACGATAAATGATTACGTAAAACCATTATAAAGATTTGATTCTATAATGGTTATGCCACCTAAGAAATTTTATAAGAAAAAGAATTATACTTCTTACTCAAAACCAAGTTATTCTACATCGATTGGACACACTGCTTATTTGATCATTGTTGAATCCCCGTCCAAATGTCAAAAAATAGAGGGTTATTTGGGCGGGCAATACAAATGTATTGCGACCAAAGGTCATTTTCGCGAGATTATTGGTCTTAAACAAATAGCGGTTAAATCTAATTTTGAACCCTCGTTTTCTCTTGTCAAGGAAAAATCGTCGCACGTTTCTTGGATGCGTGATATTATTAAACAATACCCGAAAAATGCTGTATATTTGGCGACTGATGACGATCGAGAAGGTGAAGGAATTGCCTGGCATATTTGCCAAGTCTTTGATTTACCGACTGAAACTACAAAACGTATCTTATTTCACGAAATTACACAAAAAGCCATCTTGGATGCAGTTGCTAGTCCAAGTACTTTAAACATGGATTTAGTGAAGGCCCAACACGCACGTCAGGTATTAGACATGGTAGTTGGATTTAAAGTATCCCCTCATTTATGGAAACATGTACGTGGTGGTCGTGATAATGCTCTTTCTGCTGGAAGATGTCAAACACCTGCACTTCGGCTTGTTTATGAACGGGAAAAGGAATATCGAAATTCAGTCTTGGAAATGAAATACAAAATAATGAGTGATTTTACTCCTCAAAAGGTTGGTTTTGTATTAAATCGTGAGATGGAGAATTCTGAAATGGTGGGTGAATTTTTGAAAAAGAGTGTTAATTTCGATCATATTCTTTGTATGAAGGAGGAAAGGAAGAGTGAAAAACAACCTCCCCGCCCTTTCCATACATCACATTTGTTACAAACCGCTAGTAATGTCTTGGGAATGTCACCAAAAATTACGATGCAAACGGCACAAAATCTATACCAGAATGGTTTGATCACTTATATGCGAACTGAAAATGCAAAATACGCACCTCCTTTTGTAGAGTCTGTTAAAGAGTATATTTTAGGAAAATATGGAGAGTCTTGTCTTGGAAATTTACAAAAGATAACTAACTTTGATAAGAAAAATCCTCATGAAGGTATTCGAGTTACTAACATTAAGACTTCTTCTATTGAACTAGGTCCAAGAGAGTGTAAATTATACACACTTATTTGGAGAAATACACTTGAAAGTTGCATGGCTGCTGCTTTATATCAGGTTTTTCCCTTGGAAATTAGTGCACCATCTATAAATGAAGACATGTTGGTCTATAAAAAGAATATTGAACTACCTATTTTCTTGGGATGGAAAAACGTTCAAGGTGAAAAACAAGATAATCAACCACTCTATTTGTATATAAAAGGTATTTGTGCAAAGGGAAATGCAGTGGTTCCTTATGAAAAAATAGAAAGTGAACTCGTTGTTCATAATAAAGTCACTCATTACAATGAATCTTCTTTAGTAAAAAAATTAGAAGACTTGGGTATTGGAAGACCTTCGACATTTGCAATGTTAGTTGAGACCATTCAAGACCGTAAATATGTTAAATTGGGAAATATTGAAGGAAAAGAGGTTGAATGTAAGAACTTTGTCTTGGAAAAAGGGAAAAAATTAGTCAATAAACTTGTGAAAAAAACAGTGGGCAATGAAAATAACAAGTTATACTTAGAACCAGTGGGTCAACTTTGTATTGAGTTCTTACTGAAATATTTTACCGATTTATTTGAATATGATTATACAAAAAATATGGAGGAAGAGTTGGATAAAATTGCACAAGGCACAGTCGAAGAATGGTATGATGTTTGTTCTAATTGTTATAAAGAAATTGGTGTTATGAGCAAAGTACTAGGAAAAGTGGAAAAAGAAGCGTATAAAATCGATGAACATCATGAAATTAGTTTTCAACAATATGGTCCGTGTATAAAGAAAACGATTGGTGACAATGTTTCTTTTTTACCTATTAAGAAAGACATAGAGTTATCTTTAGAAAAAGCAAAAAACGGAGAATATTCGTTGAATGATTTAGTTGCGATTCAACAAGAAGGTTTAGGAAAATATCAAGACAAGGAAGTATTATTGAAACAAGGTAAATTTGGTTATTACTTGTCTTACAACGATGAGAATTTTAGTTTAAATGGTTACGAAAACAATCCAGAAACAATCAATTTACCCCAAGCGGTTCTATATATCCAAGAAAAAATGCAAGAAAAGGCCTCCTCAAAAAATATAATATTAAATGAGCATATGAGTATACGTGAGGGTAAATATGGTCCTTATGTGTTTTATAAAACAGAAAAAATGAAAAAACCGCAATTTTTCTCACTAAAAAAATGCAATTTCCATGAACAAACAAAGAAAGAGACGTTGCAATGGATTCAAGACACTTATTTTAAGAAAGAATAAAAATCAGGAAATAATATAGAAAGAAATGATTGAAGAGTGTTTTCCATTTATAAAATACGTATATGTAGCCATTTTATTTGTATTTGTATTTTTGTTTCTATTTAATCAAAATTTAACTATGATTGGATTTGGTAGTCTTTTTGGATTGCAAACAATATTTACAATAATGATATGTTTTGACATATTCATGGACAATGATCGAGGAATAAAATCATTAATTATGCAAGTTCCGCAAACAACCTATACGCAATCATATACAATAAAGCTACCTATCTGGTTTATCATCATTCCCACGGTGATTATACAGTTTGTTTCTTCGTTAATGATGTTAATGACCTATGTATTTTTAAATAAAAACAAGAAGAAAGTCGTTGTATCAAGTGCTAATGAACGTAAAATCGATAATTATAAAATTATTAGTGTTGCTTTAACATATGTAATTATTGCATTATTATACGCTTATTTTACACATTATTTAAATGAATCTTCTGCAGTAAATTTCAGCGCCCCTTATAAATTATTCATTTTCTTACTGTGCTTTGTAGTGATAAAACTAGCCATTTTTAATTTATTGTTTGCAAATGATTTATCGAAACTGCGTCATAAGAGTACAAGTGGATAAAAGAATTCCGAAAATTTTCATATAAAAATTAGCATTATACTTTTATATGAAATTCCATGAAACGCATTACGAGGATTATATTGAAAAAGTAAAGGAACACAATATTCATAATGAATTATTACCTTTTTACAAAAGTCTTCCTTCAAAAATAGAACAATTCCGTAATTTACTGTTATTTGGTCCAACAGGCACGGGTAAATATAGTCAAGCACTCAAGATCATTGAAAACTATAGTCCAAGTCATTTAAAATACGAAAAAATGATGACAATTGTTAGTGAAAAAGGCGAGTTTTCATACAAATTAAGCGATATTCATTTTGAAGTCGACTTGATGTTATTGGGTTGTCATTCCAAAATTATATGGCATGATTTATTCGGACAAATAGTCGAAGTGGTATCTTTAAAGAAGGAAAAAATGGGTATTATATTATGTAAAAATTTCCACGGTATTCACAGTGAATTATTGGAAATATTTTATAGCTATATGCAGCAATACAATCACAATAATTTAGCTATTCAATTACGATTCATTTTATTAAGTGAACATATTAGCTTTTTACCTATAAACATTATTAATCATTGTTATGTGGTACCTATTATGCGACCAAAGAAAGAACATTACAAAAAATTAGGGTTAAAGATGAATATCGAAGAGAAAAACATAACAAATTTGAAGGAAATACAAAGCTTAAAAACATTGAAATCAGTAGACAATATACAAGAAGATTTGTTTGATAAAATTCGTAATAAATTATTTGAACTAATGGGTTCAGATAAAATGCGTTATTATGAGTTACGGGAGAATCTATATGATTTATTAATATACAATTTGGATGTGCAAGAAATCATTATGTCTATTTTATTTGAAATGGTTGATAATGGGAAAATAAAAAACGGTTCATTAAGAAAAATATTAGATAAATTACCCTTATTATTGAAGCAATATAATAATAATTATCGTCCAATTTACCATTTAGAGAATATCTTCCTAACTATAACAAATGAAATATGCAATTGAGAAACATATGCAAATATTAGAATTGACAAATATCCAAGACGAAAATGAGATAAATGAACAAATACTAAAAAAACAGTATTATAAATTGGCTCGTTATTATCACCCCGATAAGAATTTGCATGAAGATACGCATCATAAATTTCAAGAAATACATGAATCCTATGAATATTTAATGAAATATTATGGATATTTGGATGACAATAGTCACGAACCAATGGAAGAAGAAAAAGAGGATATCGACATACAACTTTTTCCTAGTATGTGGACAAACTACATTGGTCACTTCCTTCAAAGTGATCTATTTTTTACAATCAAAACACGATTGTTTCATTCAATTATTACAAAATTATGTAATAAATGTGAAAACGCGGCATTGGAATTATTACAACAATTAGACAATAAAATGTTGGAAAAATTCGCATGTATTTTGATTGAAAATAGATTACAGTTGCCTTTAACGGATGATTTTATTGATAATCTCAAAACATTGGTACAAGAAAAAAAGAATTCCGGAAAAAAATATATATTACGTCCAAAATTAGAGGATTTACAAGACGAACAGCTATATAAATTAAAAGTAAGAGACGAAACATTATACGTTCCTTTATGGCATCACGAATTAGAATATGATATTCATAATGAAGAGATAAATGTTCAAATCATACCAAAACTCGATAATAACATGGAAATAGATGAAAAGAACAACATTTATGTTTATAAAAAGTATTGTTTGAAAGAAATATGGAACAATTCACAATTATTATTTCATATAGGTAATAAGGAATATACTTACAACAAAAACCTTCTTAAACTCACACCATTACAAGAAATAAAATTTGCAAATCAAGGAATTCCTCAAATATCTACTCAAAACATATATAATGTAGATCGTAAATCAGACATTATTGTTGTCATTTTACTCGAATTATAATTTATAAATCATAAAAAATTTATAAATTACATGTTCACAATTTCATTTTTATATTTAATTATATATTCTTAAGCTTCGGCTGAAACAACCTTCTTCTTGACAACCTTCTTCTTAGGCTTCTCTGCTACTTCCTCTTCTATAGCTTTTTTCACTACCTTCTTTACCTTTTTCACTGGAGCTGGTGGAGGTGTTTCCTCTTCCTCCTCCTCCTCCTCCTCTTCATCACTATCTTGTGCAACCGTATCCTTCGTTTTACTGAATACGGTTGTCTCGACATCAACGTCGTCACCCTCATGAATATCCTGGCGATCAATCAAGCCGCGATCCTCCTCACTAAGACTAATATGACATTTTCCATATACAGATTCAACATTGCGAGCCTTGACAACGCTTTGGACGAGCTTCCAGGTCAAGCCCCATCCTTTTCCACCAATCCAAACACCTCCACATTGAATTACACATGCAACTTGACTCAACTTAGGAACAAGTTCTACGGGAGTAATATGTGGCTTCTCGTTGTCGGGAAAGATAAGATTGTTGTTGGTATCATATAGCTCAATCGCCCATTTACCATCATAACAAGGGACCTTTGCCTTAATGGAAGGGGATTTTGAGTAATCGATTTTCTTAGTATTCTTGTCCTTTACATATTTTACAAGAGGGTAGAAGCTGTGCTTACATACTTCACGAGACATTTCCTCTCCCCACCATAGTTCAGAATTTTCGACTGCTGCGTCTAAAATATTATTTTCGAACTCCTTGAGCTTCTCAAGAAACATATCAGTTGCGGGCTTTCTATAATCCTGAGTCGGAAAATTGAGAGTCATGTTAAAACGTCCGTCTGATTCACCAGCATCATTTACATAATCACTAATACCCCAAGTCATCATTAGAGGAGTACTAATATGTAGAGAACGCTTTGTCTCAGTATTAATTACATTGATCGATTTTCCACCACTCTTATTTGGCTTGGGTGGCATAAACTTGATTGCGGAAGGATTCCATTCGCTTGAAGATACAACAATAGGCTTTGACATTCTGCTAAGAAACTTTGCTAATATGCAATAGATAGAAGAGATTTCTTTAAATCAATTTTCTAAAAAAGTTTGCCTTATTGAAAAATATGCAGCCAGTTTTGATGCAAAATCGTGTGAAAAATACTTTAAACATATGTATTATAATAAAACATATATAAATAAATGAATGAATAAAAATCTAAAAGTAGTATAAATGAGCGAAAAGAGTTGTTTAGAAAATAAAATAATCGAAAAACATGATGATAATGACATTCCGCTATCAAAATTAAAAATTGGTGAATTGAAAAGTATTATTCGACTTTTTAAGAAAAAAATTGTCGATAATATAAACAATTATCCACTACGATCTCAGCAAAAATTCTACAAAAAGATTAGTACAAAAATTCATGATTTTGGGTTAATGGGCACAAAGAAAGTACTTATTGACCGCGTTCAACAAATATACGATCAGGAGGAAAAAGCAGTGTTAATACAAAAAAATGTAAGACGTTTGTTTGTAAAACAAGTGTTTATGTTACGTGGTCCTGGGTCCAAAAATAGGAAATTGTGTATAAATGAAAGTGATTTTTGTACACTTGAACCCGTAGAAAACATTGATATTGTCGATTTTTTTAGTTGTAAATCCCAGAATTCTGAATTTGTCTATGGTTTCGATTTAAACTCGCTTATTCATTTTTATAAACGTAAAAATCGCCTATTGAATCCTTATACAAGAGAACCAATGAACGAGTATATTCCTTCCATTCAAAAAATATATCGTCTTAACAAAATTTTATTTAAAACAAATAAAAATCAAGAAGAAGATGGTGATATTTTTACACGTAATAATTTTTTAGAAACTCAAAACATACGAAGACGGTTAAATTCCATTGAATTGCCGAATAATTATGATGCAAGTGAAATTACTATTAAATTACGAAATTTGCGAGAACAAACAGTTATTCATCGTGTTGAAAACTTATTCATGGATATTGACAGTCATGGACACTATACAAATAAAGATTGGTTTATTCAATTAAATTATGGCGATATGATGCGTTTATTCCGCATTTTGCGAGACATTTGGAATTATCGTTCTCGATTACCCTTTCTTTTAAAATTGCGAATTTGTCCATTATGGGACCCTTTTGTTGGAATTACATTCAATTATCGTGATATCATTTACAGTCAAATACAAAATTTTTGTTTAACTGCAATGGAAGACATTACTTACATGGGAATAGACGATACTCATCGTGGATTAGGTGTGTTTCAGGTATTAACTGCACTTACATTTGTTTCTAATGATGCAAGAAGAACAATGCCATGGTTATACGAATCCATCTTTTAATAAATATATTATAAAATGAACAATATATTTATTTTTAAGCATAAACGTCTATAATATTGCTTCTTTTTATTCGTTCTTTATATAGTATTTTTATATAATATTAAAAATATCGTTAAAAAATTTGTAATAGACCTATTATGATGTAAACTTTAGGAATAATTTATTTAATAATGCGTTAAACCACTTAAAAAAAGGTCACTATAGAGTGTATAGAATGGTAAGAACATCTAAGACCGCCACTCCTAAAGACACTGCTCCCAAGAAAACCGCCACTAAGAAGGCAACCAAGGCTGTTGAGCCTGCTCCTGTTGTAGAGACTGCTCCTGTCAACGAGGTTGTTCAGGAGGTTTCCAGCACTGAACAGAAGATGTCTGAGTTCAGCGCTAAGCTTCAGCAACTATCTAGTATCTTTTCCTCCCTCAAGGCTGATTACAAGACTCTTGAGAAGGGTATTGCACGTGAGTTGAAGGCTGCTCAAAAGGCTGCTGCCAAGAAGAGCAAACGCGCTGGAAACAGAGCTCCTTCTGGATTTGTAAAGCCTGCACGTATTAGTGACGAGCTTGCTAAGTTCCTTGGTAAGGACATCGGTACTGAGATGGCCAGAACTGCTGTAAGCAAGGAGATCAACGAGTATATTGTTGCTAACGGTCTTCAAAACAAGGACAATGGACGTTTCATCAACCCTGATGCTAAGTTGACCCAACTTCTTAAGATCAAAAAGGGCGATACCCTTAGTTACTTCAATCTTCAAACTTACATGAAGCACCACTTCATTAAGGCTGCTGATATTGGTGCTACTGCTTAAATACCTGAAAATATAAAAATATAGTAAATATTTGAACGTTTAAATATATTACATTTTCATGTGTAATATATTTTATTAAAGTTCTTCTCTATTGTATTTCAGAATATTACCACACGTAAATACACTGGTTATTGGAAGATCATTTTTATTTTTTTGTGGATATGCTTTTCCCATGTGGTTGATTACTTTTTCCTCAATATCTACTCTGCGTTTCTCGAATTTCGTTCGGTCATCTTCTTGTAGTTCTTTTTCTAGTATTTCATCCACTTTTTTTAATATAGTACAATAATCATATACTTTTTTCTTTTGACAAATATCAAATTTTTTTCCATTAAAAAATGCACTCATAGAACGGCAACTTCTTTTATCTCCAACTATTTGTTCCAACAAATCTAATTGTTCGTTTATACGTGTAGACACCGTAAATTTCGTTGTAAGATCTTCTAGGTTTTTTGAATCAAGTTCTTTTTCTTCTATTTGTACCTGATCAATTTTTAAATTATGGATATCATTTTCATTAAGAATATCTCCTTTATTTGTATAATATTCAAGGTTTCCATCACTATTAATAACACGATAACTTGTCACTTCATTGCCGTTTTCATCTTTATAAGAAATCTTCTTTATATCAGTCCCTCCTTTTTTTCTTCGTATTATTTTTCTTTTTTTATAAGTGCGTTTCTTCTTTTTTAATTGTTTTTTATTTTTACG